ACCCCCCTCCCCTTTTGTTTTCTACGGGTAAACCCCAATGATGCAATATAAAAACACCCCCCCGGTAGGAGTCCCTACCTCCTTCTGAAAAGCCGTGCTATATTGATGTCAACTTTGGAGTGCCCTTTTCCTCCTATGAACGAACTTGTTCCAGACATCGATTACGATGTGCCCCTTCCGGCTTCTGCAATGGAAGCCTTGCCTGAACTATCAGAGCATGAAGAGTTGGAGATGAGGGCTAGGACAGTCAAACTCATCTCTGATTTGACGGGCAATCCGATAGAACCCACGGAGGCTGAACGCGGTAAAGCCTTGGAAGTTGCTCAGAAGATGCTGGGCAACAAGACAACGGCTGCCCAGCTATCTATTTATACAAATCCTACAGTTGCATATCTCGCCGGACTTGTTGCACAGCACGATTGTTTGATTGTCAAGGAGTTGGCGGATTTAAAGACCTATGTTGTCAACAAGCTGGTGGCCGAGACTGAACATCCAGACGCGAAGATACGGCTTACTGCTCTACGTTCGCTGGGTGAAATTGACGGTGTGGATGCGTTCAAGAAACGCTCGGAGATGACCGTCAAACAGCAGAGCATCGAAGAAGTCGAAAAAGAGCTTCTTGAGACGCTGGAAAAGCTTGAAAAACGCACGATCGACGTAAAAACACGCGTGATCCCCACTGATGTGACGGACGTAGAGCCCCAAACCGATGCAAATCAGACCTGAACAGATTCAGTTGCTGAGAAATTTGCTCCCAACGATGTCGTTGGAGGACAAAAAACGAACTTTGGAGCTTCTAAAAGCGTGGGACGTTGAGTCTGCCCAGGTTTTAGGACGCGAGTCCCTGCTCTCGTTTGCAGATCACGTCTATCAGGGGTACAAAGTTGGTCCCCATCACCGCAGATTGGCCCGAATCTTCGAGGAAATTGCCTTGGGGAAGAAAAAACGCGTCATTGTGAACATTGCGCCACGCCACGGCAAGTCTGAGTTGATCTCCTACCTTGCGCCAGCGTGGTTTTTGGGTAAATATCCGCACAAAAAGGTCATCATGGCTTCACATACCGCTGATCTGGCGGTGAACTTCGGTCGTAGAGTGCGAAATTTGGTCAGTTCTGATGGATACAAGGATATTTTTCCGCAGGTAGAGCTACAAGCAGACAGCAAATCAGCTAGTCGTTGGGGTACAAACTTTAATGGAGAGTATTTTGCAATTGGCGTGGGCGGTGCCCTTGCTGGTCGCGGTGCTGACCTATTTATCATTGACGATCCTCATTCTGAACAAGACGCTAAATTGGGACGAACCGATGTTTTTTTGCCTGCTTGGGAGTGGTTTCAATCTGGGCCTATTCAGCGTCTTATGCCGGGCGGTGCAATCATTGTAGTGATGACGCGTTGGTCCAAATTGGACCTTACGGGTCAGATCATTGCGCAGATGGGCCGTGAAGAAGGCGTAGACGAGTGGGAAGTCGTTGAGTTTCCCGCGATCTTGAACGACAAGCCGCTGTGGAGTGACTTTTGGAACCTAGAGGAGCTTCTGGCTAAAAAAGCTGGTATGGACCCTCGATACTGGCAAGCTCAGTACATGCAAGACCCCGTCTCAGAAGAAGGGGCTCTGATCAAACGAGAGTGGTGGCGCATCTGGGAGGACGGCGATCCTCCCTCGTGTGAGTTCACCATCATGTCTTTAGACGCAGCGCAGGAATCCAATAACCGTGCTGACTACAACGCCTTGACAACGTGGGGTGTCTTTTTTAATGAAGAGACAAGTAATTACAACCTCATCCTGCTCAACGCCATCAAGAAGAGGATGGAGTTTCCTGATCTCAAAGCTATGGTGATCGAGGAGTACAAGGAATGGCAACCCGATGCGTTCATGGTTGAGAAAAAGTCCAACGGCGCGGCGCTGTATCAAGAGTTCAGACGCATGGGTGTGCCGGTTGGAGAGTTCACGCCGGGTAAGGGTCAGGACAAGATCAGTAGAGTAAATGCGGTTTCCGATTTGTTCCGTAGTGGGATAGTATGGGCGCCTGATCGACGCTGGGCCAAGGAAGTAATTGAAGAGTGTAACGACTTTCCGTCTGGCACAAACGACGACTTGGTGGACTCTACGACTCTTGCGCTTCTGCGTTTCAGGCAAGGGGGTTTTATTCGTCTGCCAACTGACGAGCTTGACGACATTAGGTTCTTCCGGGGGCACCGGAAAGAAAAGTATTACACCGTTTAAGGACGCATCATGGCAACAAGCGGAATCGACAAAGCTTTGTACGGCGCACCTCTTGGGATGGATGCAGAGGCTGCAACGATAGAGCCCATAGAGATTGAAATTGAAAATCCAGATTCAGTCACCATTGGCATGGGCGATATTGAGATTGAACTCACGCCCGGCAAAAAAGAAGACAAAGAAGACTTTGATGCCAATCTAGCTGAATACATGGATGACAACGCGCTCCAGAGTTTGGGCCACGAATTGGTGGATGACTTTACTAAAGACCAGGGAGATCGCAAAGAATGGATTCAGACTTACGTCGATGGCTTGAAGCTCCTTGGCCTGAAGTACGAGGAACGTACAGAGCCGTGGCAGGGTGCGTGTGGTGTGTTCCACCCGATGTTGACGGAGTCTGTTGTGAGGTTCCAGTCCGAGGCAACTATGGAGACTTTTCCGGCTGCTGGGCCTGTCAAGACGAAGATCATTGGCAAGGACACCCCGGAGAAGCAGGATGCAGCACAGCGGGTTCAGGAGGACATGAACCATCAGTTGACGGACGTGATGCAGGAGTACCGCCCAGAGCATGAGAAGCTGCTGTGGAACCTACCGATCACGGGCTCCGCGTTCAAGAAAGTGTACTTCGACCCAAGTTTGGGTCGTCAAGTGGCGATGTTCGTACCTGCTGAAGATATCGTGGTGCCTTACGGCGCACCAAACTTGGAGCGTGCAGAGCGTATAACTCACGTCATGCGCAAGACCAAGAACGAGATTATGAAGCTGCAGGCTGCTGGGTTTTATCGTGACATAGAACTAGGCGAACCTTCACGCGAACTAGATGATGTAGAAAAACAAAAAGCCGAGGAGCAGGGCATGACCGCCTTGCAGGACGATCGTTTCCGCCTGCTAGAGATGGGCGTCATCCTCGACCTCAAGGGCTACGAGGACGTTGACAAGGACGGCCAGCCTACGGGGATTGCTCTGCCTTACATCGTCACAGTGGAAAAGAGTACGGCCAACATCTTGTCGATCCGTCGCAATTGGTATGAAGATGACCTCCTGAAGATCAAACGTGAACACTTTGTTCATTATCAGTACATTCCCAATTCCGGCTTCTATGGCTACGGTCTGATCCACTTGATTGGTGGTTATGCCAAGTCAGCCACGATGCTGATCCGTCAGTTGGTCGATGCTGGCACGCTGAGCAATCTGCCCGGTGGCTTGAAGTCCCGTGGTCTGCGGGTCAAGGGTGATGACACTCCGATTGCCCCCGGAGAGTTCCGAGATGTAGACGTGCCGTCTGGCTCAATCCGCGACAACATTCTGCCCCTGCCGTATAAGGAGCCGAGCCAAGTTCTGTTTGCTCTGTTTCAGAACATTGTTCAAGAAGGTCGCGCGTTCGCCTCTTCAGGCGATATCAAGGTCAGCGATATGTCGGCTCAGGCTCCGGTGGGTACCACTCTAGCCATTCTTGAGCGCACTTTAAAAGTGATGAGCGCTGTTCAGGCGCGCTTGCATTACGCGATGAAGCAGGAGTTGCGTCTTTTGAAGAACATCATCGCTGACTATACGCCCGAGGAGTACAACTACGAGCCCGAGGAGGGTGACCGTAAAGCCAAGCGTAGTGACTACGACAGCATTGATGTGATCCCGGTGAGCGATCCGAACGCGGCCACGATGGCGCAAAAGATTGTGCAGTATCAAGCGGTGTTCCAGTTGGCACAGGCCACACCTCAGTTGTTCAACATGGCGTTGCTCAACCGTCAGATGTTGGATGTATTGGGCATCAAGAACGCTCAGAAGCTTGTACCAGTTGAAGACGATCTGACTCCGAAGGACCCCGTCACGGAGAATCAGGACTTGCTGACTATGAAGCCGGTCAAGGCGTTCATGGAGCAAAATCACGAAGCACACATCGCTACCCACATGTCGATGCTCCAAAACCCGAAGATTCAGCAAATGATGCAAATGAATCCGCAGGCGCAGATGATTGTGGCTACAGCGATGGCGCACATCAACGAGCATATGGGGTTTGAATACCGCAAACAGGTTGAAATGTCTACGGGCATGATTTTGCCTAATGAGGAGCAGACCAAGAAAGTTGCACCAGAGATGGCTGATCAGATTGCTGTCGTGGTGGCTCAAGCATCAATGGCCATTACTCAGCAGAATCAGCAGCAGGCCGCAGCCGCCGCTGCACAACAGCAGATACAGGACCCCATTGTTCAGATGCAGATGCAGGAACTTCAACTCAAGCAGCAAGACCTTCAACTCAAAGCGCAGAAACAGCAGATTGAA